TCCAAACTAAGTCGGAAGGACTACCTTATAGCAGGTTTAGGTGCCCGCTCGAGTACTACTTGCAGCGCTTAGTACCAGTTGCACGACGTAACTTAGGTGTTAAGGTAGGTCGGACCTGGGTGTCTGCCCTAAAACCAGTATACCTTTCAATATACTGATACATAGGAACAGACTCCATGGCCCGATCCTGCCAAACATCTAAAAGTTGCTTAGTTAACCGGGCCTGAGCTAGCGAGATAGACCGGGCTCTTCTAAGGCTGAAGATAGCTTCCCCAACATAGTATTTCGAAATACCTAATTCAAAGATATCAATGTCTTCGTCACTAACCAAACGGTTAACGGCGTCTACACTGAGTCTAAGAAGGGTATTCGCAACACTAATAACGGGCAGCGTCTCACGTCTTAGAGCTTGGTATAACTGGACATTCAAGCTTGGGAGGTGTTTAAGAGCCTGGTTGTCCATAGTTTCAACTATGGCATCCCGGTTCTCAAACAACCTCTCAACATCCGAGACCGCTATCTTTAACTTCATCTCTTTGATAAAATCAACGAGGAGATTTAACATCTCGGGAGTCGAAATAAACTCCCATAAAGGAAAAGTCCGGTGGAAGTATTGCTGCACAGACACTCTTAATGAGTGTCCTGCATTAATACGGTCACAGGATATAGAGTCCTCATCAGTAACCTTACTGATAAAGTTCCCTATATAGTGGTAAACCATATATAGTTTAACTATCCGCTCTGCTTGTGCAGGGCGTTTAAAGAAACTAAATGTGGCTCGGATCAAGTCTGGGTGCTCAGAGATAGGCAAGTTCCATCCATGAGTAGCTTGGTTTCTAAGGAACTCATGAAGAAGTGAATACTTCTTCCAAGTTTCTAAGAAACCCCCGATACTAAAACCTGATACCTCAGTACCTGATATTACAATCCTTTTGGCAAACTCTAGCATCTTTTCAGAAACTAGAGTCTTTTCATCAGAGATTGGCATATCAAGCTGAGAGCATAAGATTTTATATTGGAAGGCTACTTCACGATTGGCTATAACCAAATCATCACCTAATAGGCAGTAATCAGGGAAATAATGCCCAGGTTTAATAACCTTTGCATTAATCGCTGATAACTGAACCATTACGTGATGACTTAGAGCCATCGCGGCCCAAGAGGAGTATGCTCCCATCGGCTGTCCCGCTCGATAATATATCGGGTGGTCACAGTCTTTGTTCACAAAGGCTTCTCCTACTAGCAGGCGTTTCCATGCTAGAGCATGGTCTCTCCCAATCAGGTTAGATAAAACACTAACCTGAAAGTCAACAGGCATTCTGTCTGTTGCAGCGGAAAGATCATAGCAATAATATGGACCGGTAGAAGGTAAGGACGACTGAAAGTCATCCTGATTAAAGGTAAAATCAGACGGTATATTCTTCAATATACCCATTAAAGCATCATGAAGAGGCTTTAATGCTGTCTGAGTCCAATAGTCTAGGATAGCTATCACTCGTGTCTTACCCTCCTTATCACTAAAGTAACTAAGCTTACGAGAATACTTTTCAACCTTTGAGTGGATTAATCTCCAAATCTCCATCATAGAGTATCCTAAACCGGTCGGCTGATAAGGCTTCGTCATAGCTACTTGAAGCGCTAACCCACCCAAAAGGATAATATCTTCCTTTTGTTGAGGTGTTATAGCGTCCAAGTCAGTTAAGGCTGAAGCCAAAGCAGGACCGTTAGGACCACTCTTTGTAGAGAAGTGGAAATCAGTCCAACCCAAAGATTGAGGGTAAACCCCTAGAGTCTTACAGATCACTTTAATAGTGTCCTCATTTTGAGGAATTCCTTTAGAAGGAGTCTCAATGGTATCCAATTTTAGAACCGCCTTAAACTTAAAGGCTCGTCCTACATTAAGTAATGTAAGAAGAACCCTTACAGTTTGAGGGTTATCTAAATCGGATTTCCATAGAGATAACTCCTTAGGGAAACCTGAAGAATCTAGTGCTACGGATTCAAGTTCATATAGTGGATTCCCACTAAGGTACCTTAAAACAGATAGACGAAGGGATTTATACCTTCGAACAGTCTGCTCTAAGCCTTGGTGGTCCACATTATGTGAAAATGTATCCAAGTAAGCTGTTACACGTGAACTATATACTTCGTACTGCTCACAATACAAGGTTAATACTATAGGGATTAACTTCCTTATCGTACTTAATCTAGTCATTGTAGCAACGATTATATAAGTTTCACGCAGTGTTAGGGACGCTACCACGCCCAAGGTAGGGTGCTAGCCTTCTTGAACGCTGGGGGTACGACACCCCTCGGTAGCCGCGATCCTAACCACTCTCTTATCAGATGATCCACACAGCTATCCTAAGCTGGCCCAGTCTACCAAAACTGATATATCGAAAGGTATATTGGCTCGGCACTGACCAGAACAACTTAATTAGTATGAGTTTCACATAAGACAGTTGTTAGTGTTGGAACTGCGAGGTTACTCTTGATTAGCGACTGTGTAACAACAGTTGTTGGTCTTGGGTCTCAACCCCGCGCGCTTATCCGCGAGGTAATGCTACCCGG